AAAGAATACCTCCTTTATGAAGGTGGGGTTAGCTTGGTAGCAGGGACAGATGGAGTAGGTAAAACTTGGTTTGTCCTACAGATGGCGTATTCAATCGCAAGTGGAACAGAGTTCTTAGGGTTCAATGTCAATAAAAAAGATGTATTACTGATACAATTTGAACTCTCGCTAGAGCAACTATCCAACCGAGTCAAGGCAGTACAAACCAATTTTCCAGATGATACAAGGGTGAACATTGCACGATTTGACGATAACGATATGATGTTTACCGATCAATGGCAAAAAATTAGAGATACGGTTGAGGATGTAGGACTTAAAAATGGGGTCATAATCGTAGACAATATCTATACGAGTACCAACCAAGACCTTTCAGATAATAACGCCCTACAACAGATCCTGTCGATGATACAACTCATTAAGACTACGACAGGCAACTCTATCGTTTTAGTGGGGCATCATAATAAGAGCAGTAACCACGATGAAGAACCTATTTTATCTAAAGGCTTGATTCATGGGGGCAAACACTTAACCAATTATGTACATAATGTATTTCAGATCGGAGATAGTACGCTTGGAACTGATCTAAGAAGAGGCAAGATCACAAAGGTAAGGGATGCACATTGTGAACTAAATGGTATGGCGTTTAAACTGAATTGGAATAGAGACCAAGTGCTATTTGAACGGGGCGCAGTCATTACCAATGAGAAGCTGCATGTTATGGAAGCAAAGAAGCGTTGGGAGATGGAAGTGATCATTAGCTTTTATAATTATAATAATGAGAAAGATTTTGATAGGGAAAGACTGTGGCAATTTGTACAAGCAGATCAAGGTTGGATGCCTACTACCAATAACTATCAAACCAAATTGACCAGGTACATTAAAACCATGTTAAAATGGGGGTTTATTATAAAGAATGGACACAATAGTTACGGTTTCAATCATACCGAATTAAAGCAATATGAACATGAAAATAAGTAGAAAACCCTATATGCTTATTTCATGTATAAATGTATATATGGGTAAAAGTTGAAAATGTTTTGTCGAGATATATATACATATATACATCATATAATGAACGGGGTTTGTTAACCAATGAAAATGAGTGGATTATTAGTTTGTGATAAATGTGGAGTCTATGAATATACGGGTTTTAGATACCTTACAAAAAAGACTAGAAGTAGATTAGAAATATATTATTGGTGCAATATTCCAAAGCGAGGACTAGCGATAAAACCATGTCCTCGCTGCAAGGAACATAAACCATCTTATGATGTGGTCAACACTCATTGTGATCGACCTACTACTTCCTCATAGTGTAATAACACTCTACGTTAAACTCCTTTATCATTAAACATTTTTCACATCTTATTGAATCTTGATTTAAATGATATAGTCCAAGATTATCTAAATCACTTCTTGAAAAATCTATAAACCCAAATAATCCATATTCTGAAAAATTATTAGCACTAAAATGTCCATATTTCCCACAATAATCACAATTACACCAACCTTCCTTTTTATCTATCTTCATCTAGTCACCTCTTCTAGTTTATATTTCATCCTCTGTTGTAGTAATGCAGTATTACGCCACCGATCAGCACTTATTCGCTCACGATCGATCTTATCTTGCATCAACTTTACTACAATGGTGAAAAAAATCACCATTATTAACAATAGAACTGCTACCATAGTTTCCATTATATACTCTCCTTTTTATCTTATTTCTTCTGTTAGTTTATTATTTAGTTCTTCATGTAATTTATCTGTGCAATAATCGTGGTATGGGAATTCCTCTTTTAAAGCATCAATTACATCTTTTGGTAAATAATCTGATGGATCGTCATACCCTGCGGTATATTCTTTTTTAATAATACTGTTATTATTTTTATCCAGAATATCGAATATCATATAATTATGACATCCCCAAGCCTCCACTTCACAATCGTAATCGAATTTCTCTTTTAAAAATTTTGTCACTAAGTCAGTACCATTCCATCCATCGCCATCTTCAAATCCAAACTTATTGAAAGCCTCACTCCAGTGCCATTGTGTTATTCTTATCATTACTTACTCTCCTTTATGTTGAATTGCTTTTTTATATATTTTTCAATTTCTTCTTTAAATATTGTGTTTTTTGTGTACCCTTTTTCATGTGTCCATTCATCAATACATATATGATCATTACATAAATCATCATCTAGGTTTTCAATAAATTGTTCTGTGCCAAAAAAATCATAATCACAATCTTTACAAACCATTTTTATCTCTATCATTGCTTACGCTCCTTTACTTTCTCCAGGGGGGTGAGGGGCAGCAATCATGCGGTAACTACCACCCCTCGAGGAGAAAATGTTTTATTTATTATTATTTAAATATTGTTCTAGTGCCTTAAATACTATTGTCTCAGTAGCTATTACTTTTTTCGCAAATAAGGTTTCTGTTTCTTGATCTTTTCTAAACCATTCACTTTGCCACATGTAGTAAGACTCTGCAAATAATTCATTTACAATTTTTATTACAAACTCATTACTTATTTTTACATTATCTTCATATACTGTTACTTGCATTTCTTCTATTCTCCTTTGGTTAATTGATTCTGTAACAATAGTAAAAATTTTTATTGATGTATTGTTCGTGTTCCTCTCCATCGTAAAAACTTATAAAATGCCCTCTACCGTCTGAATTAATAGCATCTTCGACAAAGTAATCTTTATCCTTTATCATTCGTAATATTGCATCGTTTGAACCTTCGCATTTATCTTGTAATAGCTTAAATACCTCTTCGTCAGTGTCAGTATGATACGAAAGGAAAGAGGGATTGAACGCCCAAACCGAATCAAGGATATACTCCTCGGCTCTTTCGTCTGCCTCTTCATCGGATAAACATATCCAATCTTCATCAATAATGAGTTCAACCGCCTCCAATGGTGTAACATCTGCGGATTTACTTACAGCGATAACCCTCGCATCTGTCAAAGAATACCCGTTTACAAGGTTCTTTCTTTGTCTTTCTAGGCGTTTTTCTTTCTCTTCCTTTGCTTGTTTATACTCTATATAAAACGATGTGTCTTGGTTGTTTTTCTCCATAGATTTAATCGCCTCTTCATCGGTCTTATTAAATCTCTTTTTTATGTATTGAAAAAGGTCAAAGCCTGTTAACTGTGCTGTGTGTTTGTCTACTTGTTTAATCATGGTTTTATTTCTCCTTTTTAGAATTTTCGTGTTTAAACTCCTCATAATTCAGCCATATGGCTAAGTTTGAGGTCTCTTCATTATCATTTTTATGTAAGATTTTATGTATCTCTGACCAAAGCTCATGCCCCTCTGTTCGCGGTTCTATACCAAAATCAATGTATTTTTCTTGGACTAAGAAATTGTATGTTTTTGACAATAATCGGATCATTTCTAATATATCGTGCATGTTTGTTTTCTCCTTTGTAGAGGGTGAAAAGCAATCCCACCCCCTAACTTTCCCTTATAAAAAGGGTTATTGATTAACTTTAAAAGCTGGGCTAGTGTTTATTATATACTTAGCCATTTTTTTTGCTAGTCCTTTAAGAACTCTCTGTCTTTGGGCGTTTGATTTCCACCCATATCTTTTTAATTCTTCTTTAGTGAGTTTCATTTTTCTCCTTGTTAACTGTTTGTAATTGCTCCGCATGAGCAGACTAACATTACAAAGTATTACAAACCATTCCTAACAATTTATAATAGTTTGTAATAGTATATAATAAATATATAATCCGCATAAAGCACCGCAACGCATTATAAATACCTAATTATATTACACTTAGCGCGCACAAGCTAGGCAAATTACAGACAGTATTATTATAATGTGTACATGCAGCGAGCGACAAGATACATCGGTCAACCCACCCCCCCCATGCACGCTCCGACAAACGACAGGGGGTGCTATGTTACTCCCCAGATATATTTTATCACCTAAAAGGCTTTTTTTTTTGCGTTCATTTGACTTATGGGAACTATAAGTGTATGTTTTCGTTACACTTATATGCCAAAAAAGACAAAGAAAAAGACGGAAGTGATTAAGCAGGCTACAAAAAACGCACATGATAATCCTTATTTAAAGGATTTTCTTGCCGACTATGAAGAAGAGACTGGCTTAAAAACACGTTTTACTGCTCAAAAGGATAAGTTTCTGGCATATTTAGTTGCAAACAACGGATTTATTTCACACGCATCTAAAGAAATGGGTTATTTCCCAGCATCAGTAAGATTTGCAATGAAAGGCGACCCTGCATTTCAGCAAGCGGTCAAAGAAATACAGCAAGGATTCTTGACTGAACGCTTGGATGAACTCGAAAAAATATCATTTACGCAGGCAGCAAAAGCTGGCAATGTCACAGAACGTATCTTTCAGTTAAAGGCACACGACCCAAGCAAGTATAGAGATCGTGTCAATCAACAAAATACACAGGTCAATGTGATGGTTTCTGGCACATCACCAAAGGATAGGGCAGCAGTATTAAAAAAAATGAAGATAAACTAAGCAGATTGGAACAAAAAGTAATCCGCGAAAGCATATGTATGTCTCCTAGAGAGATATTCGAGATATATTTACGAGATAGCTTTGGTTTAAGCTCATTTATGGCAAATGAAGCTACAGAATTTGCGATAGATCTATTTCATTTAGATAAAACTGGCAAGTTGCCTATTGATTGGGAACTATGGTATAGGAATCAGGCTTAGTGGACGTTAATATATCCTACAGGGACGGTGAAGGCAACCCTACATCGCCATTAGACCATCAGGAAGAGTATCATTTATTTACAGGATGGAGTAAGCATCAGGTGCTTGCTGGTTCATTGGGTACTGGTAAAACAGAGGCAATGTGCATGGAGGCAATCCACCAGAGTGCTGCATTTCAAGGTAATTTAGGTTTAATGGGCAGAAAAGTGTTGGATTCATTCAAAAAATCTACACTGATACAGTTGCTCGATCTTGGTCAGGGTTTTATTGAAAAACATCGCGCCCAAGACCGAGAAATTATCTTTAAGAACAGGTCAAAGATCGTGTATATGGCGTTGGATGACTCCAGAGATTCGATTCAACGCATCAAATCAATGAATTTAGGGTGGTTTGCCTTTGACCAGATCGAAGAAATGACTGAAGCGACATTTATAGCTGCTGCGGGTCAAATGCGTAGAAAAAATGCCATGCGTTGCAGTTTCCATACTTGCAATCCAGCAGGTCACGACTGGGTATGGAAGCGATGGAAGAAGGATAAAGAACAGCAGAATAAGAAAAAAGGCGATTACAGACTGATTGAAACGATGACTTGGCAGCCTGGTATGCCCCCTCCACAAACCGATGATGAAGTAAGATTGCATTCAGACAATCCTCATTTGCCCGCAGACTATATAAAGCACCTATTGTCTATGCCAGATCAATGGGTCAACCGATATGTGTACTGTAGTTGGGATGATTTTGCAGGATTGGTCTACCCTGAGTTCAAAGAAAAGTCCCATTGTATCAAATCGTTTGATATACCTAAGTGGTGGAATCACTATGTGGTGTATGATTATGGGTATCGTAACCCAAGTTCCATTCTTTTTGCAGCTACGGATGAGGAGGGTACTATTTTTATCTATGATTTGATTTATGAGTCAGAACACACCATTGAAATGTTGGTTCCAAAGGTAGAAAGAAGGTTAAAAAGTGGTGTGGATTATACATTTTTAGCAGACCCCAGTATTGTTAGAACGGAAAGAGATGGCAATAGCGTTGCAGATGAGTGGTATGATTACGGAATTGAGTGGGAAAAAGCAAATAACGATAAACGTGCTGGGTTTGAACGAGTCTCCAGTTACTTGAAACTTGATGACAATATGAGACCTAAGTTATTGTTTTTTAACAAATTAAATATGAAACCTTTGGTGGAAGAAATCGTTGACTACAAATGGAAGGAACTTAAACATGGATTTGAAAGTAGGAACCTACCCGAAGAACCTGTTAAAAAGAATGATCACGCAATGGATTGTCTCCGTTACCTTGTCCATTATGTCGAGGATAGCTTTTCTCCCAGCGAACCTAGTGATGACTACGGTCTTTGGGGTTTTCCACAAAATAAACGAACAAGTTGGATGAGTGCATGAATTTACACGAAGTACATGAAGTTTTTGAAGCAATGTTAGAAAATGATTCTCATTGGATGAGTTCAGCAGAAGAATCAGCCAGATTTTATACTGGTGGTTTTGGGACTGGTCAGTGGGAGGAATCAGACTTGCAAACATTACGCGCAGAAGGTAGACCTCCTTTGCAGTTAAATATTATCCTACCCAAAGTGAATTTAGTCACTGGAGTAGAGAGGCAGGGGCGTTCTTCATGGAAGGCGCGACCTGTAGAGTCGGATGATGAGAATGAAGCAATGCTTACAACAGCTCTTTTATATCATTTAGATAGAAATCGCAAGTTACAGAGTTTATTTAGTCGTGTTTTTAAGGATGGAGTTATCACTGGGCGAGGTTGGGTCGATGTTTGCGTTGAGCCAGGCAAATTCTATGATGGTGAGTTAACCATTAAACGAGAATCATGGGCAAATGTCCACATTGATCCTGAGTGTAGAACTCCAGATACAAAAGATTGGAATTATTTAGCGCGTACCAAATACCTTACACTGAATCAGTTGCGCTCTATGTATCCTGATGCGGTAGGAGATAT